TCGGTCGTATGAGCCAGAGGTCGGTAGATGCTTGCCATCTTTCTCCCACGTCTCGGTCACATAACCGACGTTTTCGGTGCTATCGAATAAGATTTCGAGGTATTTAGTGATTTCTGCCACTGGGTTCCAGTGATCAGGCTCTTTAATTTCTTTGGCTTCTACCCAGTCTTTATCGATGATTTTATAGTCGTTGTCATACTTGATTGTGCTATCCCAGTCAAGTTCCCCTCGGCCATCGTCGTATGACCTTGGCGGTTCATAGCCACCATCAACTGCCATTTGGTAAATGGTCCCACCGGTAACTGGGGTGCTGCTCCCTTCGAAAGAGTCCCATTTCTTAAAACATTCACCTGCGTGATAGCGTGAATGGTCTCCTTTGGACCATGAGTCCCAGTCCATGGCTGTGTAGCCTTCGTGCTTGAGGGCCATCCCGACGTTTACCCATTCCTGGTAAGAGCACAATGCAGGGTCGACATATTCGAGTAGCTCAGTTAATTTAATTTCTGACAAGGTATCACCTTCTTTCTCTGTGTGATATAATGTGATTAAAAATACACGTATAAGGATGTGTCTTGCATGAAAATAAAGGATCTTGATTACGAAGAGTTAGGTAGATTACTAGTAAATTCAATGAACTCGGCGTCATTGGCTAATCACACTTCACCATTGAATACTATTAGAGATTACTTTAACGCTGAGGAATCATTAGAAAAGGAATTCCTAGTTGACTTCGTCAAACTATCAACCGATGATTTAGCTGATAAATGGTACGGTGGGAAAGATAACATTATAAAACTTATCCCTCATAGCTAGAAATATCGACACCACGAGGGACGCGCCAGTTATTGGCTGCAATCCGGTCGATGAGTCGCTTAGCATTATCAAATTTCCAGATGCCTACGTTGCGGAATCCATACCGCTCTAGGCATCTTATTTGTTTTGGCGTCGCTAGGCCTTCGCTTCGTCTCTTGTCGAGGCGATCAAGGATTAGCTTGGCTTTACCAGCGTTCTCTACCTCATCTGGGAAGATACCGGATTTCTCTAGTGCCTTCAGTTGTTTCTCAGACGGCGGACCAGCTTCCCAGCCAAAGGCAGGAACATAGTTGGCTAAGTCTTCTGCTTGGATACTCATTTCGAACTGCAGAGGGTCTACCAAAGACCGCTTACGTTTACGCATTTCAGATAGTTTCTTAGCCAGTGCTTCTTCACGTTCTGCGACGGCATCCTTAACTGCTACCTCTTCTAGTTCCATGATGTCTACGGCCACGTTCGCCGCTTCTTCTGAACGTTTGGTCATTGCTTTAGCAACGGCTTCGTCAGTCGCAATAATACTTGCTGGCCGGCATAAATCGTGACGTTCTGTGTGCCACAGGAAGTCTAGTAACAGTAACTCTTCTTTACCTGGAAATAACCGAGTGCCACGCCCTACCATTTGGCTATAGAGGGCTCTAACCTTTGTAGGCCGTAAGACCACCACACAATCGACTGACGGACAATCCCAGCCCTCAGTTAATAGCATCGAATTGCAAAGCACATTGTATTTGCCGTCTTCGAAGTCTTTTAGGACCTCTGCCCGGTCTTTTGACTCACCATTCACCTCTGCTGCTTTGAAGCCTCGCTCGTTAAGAATATCGCGGAATTTTTGGCTCGTTTTAACGAGAGGTAGGAATACCACCGTCTTACGGTCCTGGCATTGCTTAGCCATCTCATCGGCGATTTGATAGAGGTATGGATCTAGCGCAGAACTTAGGTCGCTTGATTTGAAGTCACCAGCCTGAGTCCCAACACCTGAAAGGTCCAAGGTCAAAGGAATTGTGAGTGCCTTAATCTTAGATAAGTACCCTTCCTTAATAGCTTTAGGCAAGGTGTATTCGTAAGCCAATGATTGGAAGTAAGTGCCCAGGTTACGCATATCCCCACGGTCCGGTGTTGCTGTCACGCCTAGTACATTCGCTTGATCGAAATGTCCGAGCACTCGTTGATAGCCGTCAGAAATGCAGTGATGCGCTTCGTCAACCACAATCGTGTCGAAATGGTCCTTGGCGAATTTTCTAAGTCGTTTGTCACGCTGGAGCGTTTGGACTGAACCTACCACTACACGGAACCAACTACCGATACTTGTTTCTTCTGCTTTTTCTGTAGCAGTATTGAGTCCTGTTGATTGTTTGAGCTTGTCGCTTGCTTGTTCTAATAACTCTGACCTATGAGCTAGGACGAGAACTCGCTCGCCCTTTCTCACTCGGTCTTCGATTACTTTGGAAAAGACGATTGTCTTCCCGCACCCTGTCGGTAATACCAGCAGGGTTTTCTTATTGCCGTTCTCCCATTCTTTTTGAATGGACTCACGGGCTTCTTGTTGATAAGGTCGTAATTCCATTCGAGTCACCTATTAGAAGCTACCTTGTTGCCATTGTTGAGGCTGAGGGGTAGGTAATGGTTGTTGCTGATATTGCTGCACAGGTGGTTGTTGTTGGAATTGAGGCTGTGCTTGCATCATAGGTTGTGCTGCCATCCCTGGGCGTTGATTTAATTGTTTGGTTGGGTCGACATCGTCTTGATAGATCATGTAGCCGACTTCGTTAAACTCATTACCATTGCGAGATAGGCCTTTCTTGATGGAGCAAACGCCGACAGCGCCAGGGACTAGGTTCCAGTTCATTTGGAGAGGTTCCTTGTGTTTCTTCTGACCGATTGCACCGAAGAAGGCTGAAAGCATCCCCTCTGTACGCGAGTGCAAGAACAAGTTATGGGTTAACTTTTTGGTTTGGCCATCATTTGTTACGATTTCCAAGGTTAGGACCGCCTTGTTGCAGGCAGGTAATTTACCTGGGTTTTGAGGGTTAGGGGTGTGGCGGCCGCGTTCAAACTTTTCAACTTTGAACCAATACTCGCCTGGTTCTAGGATGACGAATTCGCTGTCCTGGGTAATTTGGTCGTTCCAATCTAATTCACGTTCGAAGTTGTTGTATTGTTCTGTCATTTTTATTTCCTCCTGTTATTAAGCTAAGATAGTGATATTTCCGTGGTCTTTTAATTGTTTTTTGAGATAGTTAGCAATGTTTTGAATAGCTTCTAAGCGCCATGCTCCACCATCTGCCTCGAACAAACCTAACTCGCCTTGCTTATTCATCCGGAAAACGAATAGGCTAGCTGGTTGTTCTACTTCCAAGAAAGTCCGTCGAGGCTTCAAGTTAACTGGATTAGGAACTACGGCTTTTGTTAAGCTAGCAGCACCATTCTTAATTGTCGTGATTTGAGACACGCCATTGTCGGTCGTTTCGCTTCCTGATTCAACTTTTACTTTAGAGGTGAATTCAAGGAGCAGATTCCGGTCGTTTGCATCTTCATACTTAGATTGCAATTCAATGTTGAATGTCTCTTGATCCATGTAGTAGTCCAGTGTAAGGTTTGGAATCAAGCCAATTGCAGATACCTCAATAAGATGAGCTCGTTTCTTATACATGCATTCATCTTCTGCATAAACATTAACCAGGCGAGGCCCCGCGACTTGAACAATTAGATTTTGCTCGTTGAGTTCATTGAGCCCTGATTTGATATAGTCTACCAAACCAGTCAATGTGCTAAGCTCCATTGTTTTAGGTAGGTAAACCGGTGACTCCAATGGTTTCATGTTATAGCGATTTCCGTCGTACCACTCATCGCCTGCGTCATCTACCAAAATAGGTTCAGCATCTCTTGATAAGTCGACTGCGTATTCTAAAGCTTCTTTAATATTTTCTGACATGATTTTTACTTCCTTTCTTAGTTAGAGGCACGTTTTTTATTAAAGTCTACGATTGTTGAACTTTCCGCTTTATCTTCGATTAACTCGCCTGTGTCGGTCCGAAGGTAACCGTCATTGTCGAAGAAAGTTTGGCCTTTTGCTCCGCTTTGAAGTTCATTAGCGTATATTTCACCTGTTTTCCAATCTTTCTCAGCCATGATCATTGTTGATACATTATTTTGTGCTGCTAGGCTAGGCTTGATATTAGCTTCCGTTGTGATGAGTGAGCGGTCTTCGTTAGGCGAAAAGGTTAAGGTGATGACAAGCTTCCGTTTTTCTTTAGGGCTAGTATTTGGGTCCATGATGTTATCTAAGACTTTTTCTAATTCGGAGTTTATCTTCTCCTGAATACCTCCATTTGCTAACTGAGATAGATTTAAGTTAATTTGGCTCATTGCACTTCCTCCTAAAATGGTAATTCTCTATCTTTCTTGATGTGTTCAAATACTTGGCCCCATGCTGCCACTAATACACCGTCGATAAAGCCAGGGTCATAGTTAGCTATTGGGGTCCCCAGTGGGTAAAATCCTTTTTCAGCCACCGCACGTTCAATCTCTTGAGAGGTCACTGCATTAGCTCTCATTAGATCTCGGAGAGCCTCTGGGATACCGTCGCCAAAGAGTGCTGTTTGCTCTGCTTCGTGTGCCTCTGCTATTGCCTGGGCTAATACAGGTTCTGCGGTAGGGGCTTGTTGCGGTTGAGCGACAGGCGGTGTTTGTTGCACTGCTTGCACAGGTTGCGCTGGCTTAGGAGCCGGTTGTACAGGCGTTGGATTTGGCTGTGGCGATTGCGCTTGGCGTTCGAAGATGTGGGCGATTGAACCGTATGCCAATGGGACTTCGAATGGCAATCCGTGGCGGTTCTTAGCATCCCACGCGGGATGATGCTCGGTATACATAACCCTGGTTCCGCCTTGGGCCTTATGCTTCTTGCCTTTGTCGTCGGTAGCAACTACATGGGTCTTGTAGTTGCAAAACAGAAGTAAGTCGCACCATTCTTTTACTAGCGGCGCTGTTTGAGAGGTGGTCTTCTTACCTAGTTTCAATTCCCAACGATCATATGCTCCCATTTCATCTGGCTGCTCAAATTTTTTGATTTGGGCATGTGCTGTTAAAACCACGTTCACACCGATGTCGACTAACTCCTGAAGCCGATTCAGCAAGCGGCCAAATTCCTCTGATACATAGGTGTAGCCATTGCCGTAACCGAAGTCTTCAATCCCTTTCTTGTTATGGCTAGCGCAGATGTGCTCGATGCAAAGACGCTCTGCCCAGTCGATTGTATCGATAACTAGTGACTTACAAACTGTCGGATTACTTTTGACAAAAGCAATCTGATTCATTAACATTGTCCAGCTTGTTGGCTTATCCAATCGTGCCACATCCATGTTGCCTGTGGACCCTTCTGTATCGATGAAGAGAGGCTCTGGAAACTGACTTGCTAATTTTGATTTACCGACCCCTTCGGGACCGTAGATAACTGTCTTCTGAGCTCTAGCTTGAACTCCTCTTGTAATATTCATTGTCATTCCCCTTTCTAAAATTTACCGGCTTCCCACTTAGGTGTAGGTGGGGCAGCAGGTGCTGATTCCGAATTCTTAACATATCCATCTTCGATGATGATAGAGCACTCATCCCCTGTGGATACTCGTGTTGCGATGGCTTGGAGACCCTCTTGTTCGAGCCATGCGCCAAATTCGTTGAGCGTCTGCATATCCATCTGTTCGAGCTTGTCGATGAGGACGAAACCACATTCTGGCTTCAGCTTACGGACAATAGCGGTTGATACCATGAGTTGCTGAGAGCCTGACATGTTATCCCAACGTTGTCCGTTGTAAAGTAACTCGCCATCTTCAACCGAGAGGCCTTCTAGCGGTAGATCTGCATTTTGCAACAGATCCATCCGTTGCTTACGAAGTGATTCAATCTCTGTTGTCAAGCTACTATATTGGGTGCGATACTCTGCAGCATCCTGTTCGGCTTTTTCTCTGTCCAGGTTAGCTCGGACTTTAATGTTGATAGCTTCAATATTTGCAATAGATTCTTCTAGCTCCTCGGTTGATTCATCTTGGAGCTGTTTTGATGTTCTTTGCGCCACATCGTAATCTCGTAAGACACTTTGATATTGTTCTTTGAGGTTAGCCAAGGTATTTTCTTGTCGCTCAATCTCTGCCATCAATTGAGTAGCTTGGCGATGTAGCTGGTCGGTCATATCACGCTTACGTTGATTCTCACCGTTCTTGGCTAGAATATCTTGTTGTTGTGTGATGAGGTCTGTAATAGAGACCAAAGTCTTCGGAGCCTCCGGATAGAACGGCTGCTCTTTCGCAAACTTTTCCTTCTGGTCAGCTATTTGACCAATTGACCGGCGCATGTTGTACTTTTCTTTTTCTTGGCATTCTAACTCGTACAATTGTTGGCCAACACCAATGATTTCGAGTAAGGTGTTAGCTTTCTCTTTATCGCTAGAGTTAATGAACTTAGGTAGGTTGATAGCTAGTTCTTCGACGAAGCTATCCAATAAGTTTTGACCTGCTTTGTTGCCAGTTGGGTCTGTAACCTTCAGGTCGCTGTTCTTCCCTTTCCGCTCAACGATAAGTCCGTTCGATAGCTTAAGGTTAATCGTTGGCGGAACTACTGAACCATCACGTTGCGCTTTGCTAGGACGGTATTTATTGCCTCCAAGGGCCCAAGCAATTGAGTCTAAAATACTCGTTTTACCATTATTATTATTACCCCCGATAATTG